GTTTTCCACCAAGTGTTCAAAAATGTTTTTTTCACAAGCCATTCTATCACGGGAGGTAAGATACTGACCACCGTGATTAACATTGTTTTCATTAATTAGAATATTAAAGCTGGCAAATAATTTATAGTTGGGTACATTAACCTTCATTATGTTTTTACGATTACAAACTCTACTTATCTCATCTAATAGTTTTGTATTTTCGGTGTAAAGCTTTGAATCATCAACAGTTTTATGATACTCTTTAACTAAATCACCAAAAAATCGAGATGCATAATAAGGACTTCTTGCCTCACTATATAATAGTTGTGAATAAACTCTATATGCTTTTGAAATCTCTGTTTCCGACATAAAGTGTTTCTTTATAACAGAAAAAATTCCAGCAGCCGTTTTATTATGGCCTTTTGAAATCTCATTTAAAACTGCATGATTGAGTATTTCAAACATAATGCCAACATTACGTTGTTTGCTGTGTTTCATATTTAACCCCAATAAATTATATTATCACCTAAAATAAATATATAACTGATTAAGTAAAATTAATTATTCTTAGCCTTCATTAGTGATAAAGTTGATTCTTCTAGTTTATTTTCTTTATGATCTTTTATGAGATTACCCATCATGTCGCTAACAACATGATCATATTTCATAATATCAGAAATGGTTTTGTCAAACATATCCTTTTTGCTTCTACGATTTTTTCCCTTCGCTCTGATAAAGTCAAGCGTCTTTTTCATCTCCTCATTTTCGGGATCATTAAGTTTATCACCTACCATACCTTTTATTTCTTCCTCGTCTTCTTCTTCATTAAAGGTATAGTTTTTAGGATATCCTGGCAACTCTCTTGTTCCAATGGGATCATAAGGCATAGCGTCTTTAGTATATTGTCTTGTATCGTTTTCCTCTGCAGAATCATCGTCATCAGTGTCATCGTCTGATTCGGGTGCCATCGGTGGCATTCCACCAACATTCGGTTCCTCACCGGCTTTAATCTGTTCTAAGATATGTTCACGGTCTGCTTGTTCTTCTAATTGTAGTTTAATGTTAACAATTTCAGAAGAGGATAATTTCAATACTTCTTTCTGTATGTATTCATTTGATAACAAATTAGAGTCGGCCATATCATTTGCAGTGCTAAAACGATTACCCATCAATTCAAGGTGCATCATTTCAGTAACTGTAGACGGATTCGTTAATCTTAAATCAAAGTTATAAATAGACGATTCATCATATCCACGTAAGTAAAGGTGGATAAGTGATATCTTAGCTAATTCACTAACAACAATTTTTTGTATTCTCTGTATTGTGCGAGCAAACTTAATATCTTCTTGTGCTAGTGTTGACTTACCACTCAAGTCTTCTTCGGCTGTAAGGTATGACTTAGGAACACCCAATGAAATAAACAGCTTGTTTTGTAGATACTGAATGTCTTCAATAGCAGCAGCGTTCTCACCGCCAGGCAATGTTTCAATTCTACTTCCTCTGTCACCACGAACGGGGATAAAGAAATCTTCAAGTATTGATTCGGGGTTGTATTTGTAGTCAACATTACCAGTAGACTCACCTACAACAGCTACTCTCTTTAATTTATCTCTTGCAGCCTGCATATAAGAATCAACATCTCTTGGTGGAATGTTTCCTACATCAACATAAAACACTCTACGTTCGGGTGCTCTACTAATTCTATAAATCAACATGGCATCTTCAGCCATCAATAATTGTCGCCATACTTTACGTGACGAATCTAGTATAGAACGACCATAAGGTAAAAATCTATCATCACCAAGTATTCTTAAATGTGATACTTGATAATTTTCAAACACAGTATTGCCTTGAGCAGTCCATTTAAATCTTAAACTATTTGGGTCGTTGTTAAAACCTTCTTCTCTTTCTATTTCACCAACTGGCATAGCAATCGCACCTAATACACCCTCTTTATCAACAATATCTAGTAGATTAAACATATCACCATACTTACACATATTACGAATCCATGTCCATAAGTGAAAGTCTAAATCTAATCTTTGATAAAGTAGTTCTTCAAGCTCATGTACAACCTTATCATCATCAGAAACTATTTGTAATATTTTACCGTCTTCTGCATAAGTCATAGAATCATCAGCATATATATCCAAAGCTCTTGTAATTTCTGGATAGTGATCCATCTCATCGTAATCTTTTACACGCTCTAATCTTTCAACGCCACCTACTAAAGATTGCTGATATAAAGCAGAAGATGCTCTTTGGAATGTATCAAAAGCATTTTTCTGTGCCTTTATGCCAGGCCGCTCAGTGGGAACTTTGTATGAAGCTGACCCACCTGTTAGTAATTTTTTTAGTATATCAAATCTATCTGCCATTTCTTATCCCTTCTAATTCGCCTGCGTCACAAAAAACAAAACTAAACCTAACACTACTGGCACTAAACCGGCAATACCTCCCCAAATACCAGCCTTTATTTTTAATGTGGCGATATCTACTTGGATTTGTGTAAGTTTACTTTCAATTTCGCTAAACTTGTTACCGTGATCGTCAAGTTTATCTATTACCATTTTTTCATACTTACTCCAACCATCATTATCTGCCATTAATTCATCATCCATCGTAAATCTTCTCGTTGGCCATTACCAACATCAAAGGTCAAGTGTTCCTGTTTTTTCTGATCGTCTGTATTATAAATACCAAACTCATAAGGCGTAGATGAAAAATTAATTCCACTTAATAGTTGTTTGGTGATATCGTCATTCTGACTATTGAATTTAAGAGTAGTGGCTCTCACATACATTCCAATAGCTAGTGACATTACAAGGTCATCGTTATAACTAGATAATGCTTCGGGTTTACCGTTGTTAAATACAAAAGTTTCTAATTCATTTAATGTTCTTTTAGAGTGTAAAATAAATTCATGTGTTCTCAAATCCTCTTCCATACGAGCTACACAAGCAGGTCTGCTTTTCATACTCATGGTAAAGCCGGGAACAGCATTCTTTGGCACATTGTATGGGTCGTAATGTAGTTGGTTAGAATTACTTTCATGTATACGAGTTAAGTCTTTTATAGTCCAATAAAGATTTCTATACTCCATCTCTATTAGTTTCATAACAACATGATGACCCATTGAGGCATTTTCAACAATTATATATGCGTTATTATATTGAACTGCTGTATTGTGAATAAGGTGAGCATAAACATCTGTGTTAACCTTACCTTTATATTCCGCTACTTGTTCATAACTTTCAACATCAATAACATGAAAAGCTGAAAAGTCATCACCATCGCCACGAGCAACGTCAGCAGATAGAATATATTGCTTAGAGTAGTCGGGATATTTCCATATCCATAAGTTTTTATCAATCCAAGTTTTTTCTTCGGGATCTCTCATAAAAGGTCTAAAACCATTATCAGCTTCTTCCTCTTCGGTTGGGTGTTCTTCATACCAACTCAAAGCTTTAAGACTAACTACATTGTTACCCGATTGTAAAAAGTCACAATCATGTTCTTGTGCAAAAGCTTGTTCACCTATTTTCTTTCTTTCGTTTCTCGCCCACTCCTCATCTCTATCGGGGTGAAAGTTCCAAGGTAGGTTAATCGGATTAAAAGAAATGTTTTTATTACCTACTCTCTCACTAACGCCAGCTTCTGCTTCTATATATTGTTTATGAAACCAATTACCAATACCGTTTGGCGATGACAATACAACACAATCACCACCTGTTGATAGTGTAGGTTGAGCGGCAGTCCATATGCCATCCATAGACTTAATAAATGCAGCCTCATCAATAATCAATAAACTTAATGCCTCTGAACGAGCTGCGTCTGTTGCGTTTGAGCCAGTAGCGCCAGCTTTAATCTTTGAGCCATTAGCTAGTTCCATACTCTGACGATTATCAATAAGTATATCAGACTTTAACCACTCTGGTATTTCTTCTAAAAATACTCTTATCTTATCTACCAAGTTAGTCGCTGTATCTCTCTTCGTAGCAAGAATAAAAATTTCCTTATTCTTAAAGAAGTTAGCCATCCAACCAGCGTAAGCAGCACAAAGAGTAGAAATACCTAATTGTCTTGCCTTTAAAATAATATTATATGAATTATCAAGAAAACTTTGAAGTGTATCTTCTTGGAAATCCCAAAGCTCAAAACCTAAAAGACCTTTGGTGGGGTGGCGTATTTTCCCATACTTTTTAATAAAGTAAATCGGGTCTTTACGACACCTCACATACTCTTCCGCTTGTTCTTTATCCATTGTATCCTCTCACGGTTGATGAACGAATAGACCCGATAACACACCCCCAAAATAAGGTTGTTTTTGCCACCATCCATCCATCTGCTCCTCAAAGTCAGGACTTCTTGAGTTAGCAACTTTTTCCATTACATCAAAATCTCTTAATTTCCCTATCTGTAGGAACCAATCTTTTTTACATAAAAAGGGATTGTTTGACCAATTAAAATATTTTGCAGGCATTTTCCACAGAATATTATCGTCATCGTAATCTAACTTCTCACATATATCTGAGTTGTTGTAACCAAAATTTTCTTCCACTGCAAAACCAACCCACCAATTTTTTGGATCGCAACCTTTTCTGCCAGCATCCCCACTAACTATAGGGTGGCCAAAACTATCAACTTCACTTACCCACCTTTTAACTTCATTTGATGTGTTTATATAATCACTAAGTTTTCTATACTTTACTATATCTAAAAGACCATGATGAATAGCGTTCAAACCTAATGTTAACTGATTATAAATATCCTCTTGAGTTGCATCTAACTCAAAATCATTTTCTAAAAACAACACATACTTTGCATCAGATTCAGTAATAGCCTTAACCATTCCCCAACCAATACCTAAATTTTGTTGATGACCACCCCATTCATATTTTTCATAACCACTAATTAAGTTAACATCATCATTACTTACTTCATTAAAGAAAATAAAATTGTCACCAACCATATCCGTTAAGCCATTTTTTTCATAAGATTGTAAACTTTTTTCAAGTTTATCATTACGACCATGACTTAAAACAACAACACCAGTATCTTTTAATAAATAATCATACTTACCCATTTAAAACCTTTCTATATAAACGGCGAAACTGTATTCACAGCTGGACTACTCACTCTCCGTGCATCGGGTGGATTATCTGCTTCGTATGTAGGAAATGCTTTTCCATCATCGGGATATCTATCTTCAAACTTTGTATTCAATACTAAAACACTATTAATATTATCTATGATAAAACTTTTTATTCTTTTACCTTTAGTTGTATCCCAAGCATAAAGGTACCCATCCTCTGATATTTCATAAGGTTCTACTATTCTTAAGATACGCTTAGTAATTTTATCGTTTGGTTTTCTTTTTTTGGAATAAGAGATACGAATTAGATTATTAGACGCAATAGCGCCTTGTATTTTTAATTCGTTTGCAGGGGATAGTGCCATATTACTTTTCCTTTATTTTCAGAATCTTGTAATCTGGTTCTATTTCATTCTCCAACTGACTGCGGGTCATTTCTGTTTCCACTTCCATTCTTACCACATAATCTATTACAGGGTTGGTTTCGGAATCGGGATTAACCTTATCAACTTCAAATTCTTTTTGACTATTAATCTTAATATCATTTATAGCAAAATCAAACTTTATTTTTCTAATTTTTTCTTCTTTATTCTTTTCGGTTGTAAATGGTATCTGTAATATCAAATCAAACGTATGAATATTTTCCTCTACACCATCAACTTCTTCCCGTTCTGATTCTGTTATACTAGACTCTGTAGCTCTAAAACTATCAATAAAATCATCACCCAATAATTTATACCGAGCCATAAAACTATCAACATCTTTTTCTGTTGTTATGTCATCTAAGTCATTAATCATTTTCATAATATTGCGGCGACTAAAACCAAGATCGGCTAATCTTGCATATATCATCGACTTATATCTTTCTTGTCTCATCATACTATTTTTCTTCATTGATGCGACATAACTTTTTATAAGGTCTTGAATACTTTGTTCTGCGAGAAGCGCTTTATGTAGTTTCATTTTATTCCTATTATATAGTTATGTGAGCTGCCGAAGCAGCTCACATATTTTGAAAGGGTTATTATTTACCCACAGCGGCCTTTATATCACCAAAGGTTTCCGCAACTTTCTTACTTCCACCGCTCAGCAATCCAGCAGTAAGCACTTGGCCTAAGACCGAAGTCTCTCCATTAAACAACATTGCTACCAAGTCTACCGGCACTTGATTGGCGATTAAAAAAGAAACCCCAGCGGCAATAGGAACTTTTAATCCTTTACCACCTAAAAGTTTCTGATAATATTTCCAACCGAAAACAGTAGCCAATCCTCTTTCAATAATAACGGAAAGGGTTATGAGTAGTGCAAACACACTAGCTACGTTTTCTAGTACGGGTCCAAATTCCATATACTTTCTCCATATACGTTATAAGTTTCTACACAAACCTTTAACGTGTGAATGTCATAAATAAATATCATTTATAAAATAAAAAGAAATGATATTCATAGAGGGTATATTTTAATTCATGCAACTGTATCAAAAACGTGACCCTGCCTTACAAACTCTAAAGTTTTATTCATACTCTCTTGGGTTCTCTTGATATCGTTTAGGCCACCCAAAGGAGTGTTTGTCTGCATTGTTGGGTTAATCATAGATCCATACTTCCATTCGGGACTAGTAATTGCCTTTCCTTTTACGGGGTCAGCAAGTTGACCATTTGACATTCCATAAAGTTCTACTGGAATAACGGAAGCTACTGGCGGTGGTGGTTTACTAACAATCACTTCATCTCTCCTAGATTTTTTCTTATTCTTTCTCTCATCCTTAAATTTCATGTAAGGACTCAAGTTCTCTAATGCAGTGACCGCTGTAGCCAACATTTGTTCCATCGCTTTTGGCGTACGAGCTTTTATTTTTATTGTACTTGTTAAGTCTCTATTTGTAACCGATTTGTCAGAACCTCCGATCATTTACATACCTGTTCTTTTCTTTAACTCTAATTGTCTTTTCATCCATCGTTTAGCAATACCACTCTTAATTGGTGCTTTCACAAACCTATTAACAGCGTTATAAAATTCTTTTGGAAAAATAATGACACCAGCTTGAGGATCTCTTTTTGCCACGCGGCGTTCAGAGTTATCAATGATTTTAAAATTACCTTTGAATAGACCTTGGAATCTACCCATATTTTTCTGTACATCCTTCCAAATTTTTTCTACCATCTTTTCGGGTAACTTTCTATCCCGTTGTGCATTTCTTTGTTGTGCAACTTCCAAACTAGTGTTAATAAAAATCATGTAAGTATCATAACCTAAGTTCACTAATTCTTGTCGCTTCTTTTTTATTTTATTATAATCGTCACCAGTTCCATCAATTAGTAATCCCAACCTGCCTTTTGTGTAGAGTTTTTCCTTGGCAGACTTTATTCTTTTGGCTTTTTGTCGAGGGGAGTCAGCAGGCTCTGTTAATCTTTTAAATTCTTCATCGCTTAGGTTAGCTAAGTCTTTGGGGTCTACACCAGCCTTTTTAAGAAAGTATTCAAACTCTGGGTCAGAGTTAACGAGCTTTATACCGCTTGGCGCAAATGACATATCAATCTTTCCAAACGCACCTTTAGGTATACCTACTAGTTCGTTAGCTACAAATGATTTCCCACTGCCAGGACCTCCAGCTAAAAATATTGCTTTAAAAATGCCAGGATCATACACACCCTCATTTATAATATCTTTCAGTTTCACTTTGCACTCCCTTATTTCTTTTTACCGAAGTTTTTAACGTCTTTATATAATACACCAAATAACATTGTGGATATCCACATAATCACACCATAGACCGCTTCATGTTGCCAAAACTCTATCCACTCTCTACCGCCAGGAAAACCTACAACTTTCCAAACCTCATACAAAATAGTAACAGAGATAGCTGCAGCCCCACTCCAATAACCGGCCTTCTTCGCTTCCTCTTTGGCCATTTGGTTTTTAGTTAGTGTAACCACATCTTTACCTAATTGTTTGTTCTCTGCCTTCAAAGACCTATTATCTTGTGCAGACAGCTTTGCAGATGCGTTTGCTACTTTTGCAGTAGTTTTATAACCATTAATTTCATTTCTGGCTTTTTCGTACAACTCCCTTAACTCAGTTGTTGAGCGTATTTTATTAGGAGG